AAGGTTCCATTATGACGGTTGCCCCATCTTGACTTGGATGTTTTCAAATGTCACTTGCCAAGAAGATAGAAACGAAAACATATACCCAAGAAAATCAAGGAACCAAAAGGCCAATAAGATTGATGGTGTGGTTGCCTTGATAATAGCAATGAATCGCTTTCTTTCTTCAGGCGTTTCTGAAAATTCGCTTGATAGGTTCTTGAATTCAGAACCCATCTCAATAGGTTTATAACATGGCAAAATGGACAAGATGGCTGTCGGGAGTATTTTCAAACTCAGCGACCCAGCAACAAAACGGCGGGCAAAGTACAACGCCACCAAGTTCAGGTGTCATTAAACCCAAGTCAGTCACAGTTGATTCGGCGCTTCAAGTTTCAGCGGTTTACGCTTGCGTCAAACTACTGACAGAAACCGTTTCATCACTTCCCCTGAAAGTATACAACACAGTCGATGGCTCACTTGTTGAAGATACAACTTCACGCCTTGCAACCATCTTGGGATCAACACCCAACGCAATTGACACGCCTGTTGAGTTCAAAGAAACATTGTTATTGAACTTGAACACCAATGGCAACGCATACGGCCAGATCAGGCGCGGCGCAGGTGATCAACTGATTGCAATTGAACCTTTGGCTTCTGCTCAAATGGAAGTCAGCATGGTTGATGGTGTTGTTGAGTATCGCTACACAGGGCCAGATGGCATTCCCAGAGTCTTGCCAACTGATGACATCATTCATTTTAGGTTCATGGGCAACGGCATTGTTGGCTTGAATCCTATTGAATACGCAGCGGGCAGCATCAGCAACCAACTAGCAAGCGAAGATTTCGCAAGCAGATATTTTCAATCGGGTGCAAAACCATCTGGTGTAATGTCAACAGATATGGTTCTGACTGATGCACAGCACTCACAGGTCATGGGCCGCTTTGCCAATATGTCTGATGGCACAAGCAACGCGCACAGAACCTTGGTGCTTGAAGCTGGCATGAAATACCAACAGGTACAGCTTTCACCAGAAGCAATGCAACTATTGGAAAACAAAAGATACAACCTTGAAGATATTGCTAGATTCTATGCAATCCCAAGCGTGTTGATTAATGACACCACAGCGGGAACAACATGGGGCAGCGGTATAGAGCAAATCAAACTTGGTTGGTTATCAACTGGGCTTTCTCCTTTGCTCACAAGAATTGAACAGCGCCTTGAAAGGTCTTTGACAACAGCGGGTTCTGGCGTTCGCATTAAGTTTGACACTACACAGTTCATGCGGGCTGACTCAAAAGGACAAGCTGAATTTCTTTCAAAGCTTGTGACCAACGGAATCATGACACGCAATGAAGCGCGATCACGGTTGAATCTATCAGCAATGGATAACGCAGATGAACTGACCGCGCAAGTGAACCTTGCCCCTTTGGTTGATCTTGGATCAGAAACAGAATCAGGAAATGAGGTTTAAGAATGAAAAATTGGTATAACGCAACCAAGACAGATGAAGGGCTTGAACTTTCAATCCTTGATGAAATAGGCATATACGGCACAAGCGCTGAAGCATTCATCAACGATGTCAAAGAATATGATGACGTTGAATCAATCAACTTGACAATCAATTCACCCGGCGGATCAGTCTTTGATGGTTTAGCTATTTACAATTATCTGAGTTCACACAAGGCCACGGTCAACATTGAAGTTCTTGGCATAGCTGCATCAAGCGCTTCTGTGATTGCAATGGCTGGCGATACAATCACGATCCCTGAAGATGGGTTCTTAATGATTCATTCGCCTTGGTCGGGTGCTGTGGGTGACGCTGATGAAATGCGGTCAACCGCTGATGTCTTGGATAAGATCCAAGAAACCTTGATCAATATATACGTGAAGCGAACAGGACTTGATAAAGAAGTCATCACTGACATGGTGAACAAAGAAACATGGCTCACAGGTTCAGAAGCTTTAGAACTTGGCTTTGCAACGCATACAAATGAAATGGCTGTTGCAGCATTAGCGAAAGGCATGGAACGACATTTTAAAAAGATGCCCCAAGCATTGAGCAAAGAAAAGATTGATGTTTCAGAAATCAAGAACATCAGAGACTTTGAAAAATCCCTACGACAAGCGGGGGTTTCAAGAAAAGACGCTGTAGCTTTAGCGTCAAAGAAATTGGATTTGCAGCGTGATGCTGAACCCGATGAAAAAGCGTCAGAGAGTGACGCAATTGAAAGCCTTATGAAAGCATTACAATCAAATCAAATCAAATAGGAATTAAGAAAATGAGTAAAGAAATTGAAGCCTTATCAGGCGAAATCACAAGCTTCATTGCAAAAACCAATGAAGAAGTTGCAGCGCACGGCAAGATGGGTGCAAAGAATTCAGAAAGCCTTAAAGCTTTAGAAGGTAAAATTGAAGAAGTGAATGCTTCTTTGTTGAAAGCTGAACAGCGTTCTGCATCAAGTCGTGAAGCAGCGATTGAAGCAGCTCATGCACGTTCATCTTTAGGCGCACAGGTTGTTAACTCTGAAGGCTTTAAAGCTTACCAGAATGGCGGCAAGTCAACTTTCATTGACGTTCAAGGTAACACAATTGTTTCTGCCCCTGCTGACAACAGTGATTTAACTTCTGCTGAAGTTGCTTCACAGCGTTTACCGGGTGCTTATGGTGCTGACTTTGTACGTTATGGCATCTTAGATTCAATCACTACTGGTTCAACTGCAAGCAACTTGGTTGAATACGCACAAGAAACTACTTCAACAAATGGCGCTGCTGCTGTTGCTGAAGCGGGCGCAATTCCTGCATCTGCACTTGAATTCACTTTAAAGCAAGCACCAGTTCAATTGATTGGTACTTTCTTGAAAGTTTCAAAACAGACTCGTGATGACGCACCTGCAATGATGTCTTTCATTGATAACCGTCTTTCTTACTTTGTTCGTCGTAAGTTAGAAAACGAAGTGATCAATGGTTCTGGTACTAGCCCAAGCCTTTCAGGTATTTTAAAGGCTGGCAACTACACAGCACAGACTTTCACTGCTGCAACAAATGATGATTACCTTGGCCGTTTACGTGTAATGTTGACTACGCTTCAACAGTCTGGGTATGAAGCTTCAGCGTTTTATATGAACCCTGCTGACATCCAGCGAATTGATTTGCAAACTGACTCAACTGGTATCTTTATCGGTTCTGATCCGCGAGCGTTCAACTTGCCTGTTGCTTGGGGTGTTCCAATCATCGCTTCAAACCTAGTACCTGCAAACACTGCGATTGCTGGCGATTGGGCAACTGCTTCAACTTTATTCATGCGCGACAACACAACTGTTGAAATGTTTGAACAAGATGAAGCTAACGTACAAAGCAACCTTGTCACTATCCGTGCACAGGTTCGCGGCGCTTATGCTACATTCGCACCTTCTGCGGTTGTTGCTGGCGACATCGTTACTGACGTTTAATTGTCAGACTTGGCTGGGGGGCATCTTGTCCCCTAGTCTTTTTTTATTAATAGGGCTGCTGATGAAATACAAGAATCAAATCAAAAGAAAGTTGACGGTTGCACCAACTGCATCAGTGATGACGGTTGCTGAAGCCAAGGCAAGACTTGCCATTGAAACAACTGAAGATGATGCTTTGATTCAAGTTATGATCAACAGCGCTGAAGATTTTTGTCAACAATACACGGGCCGATTCTTTATACAACAAACGGCTGAATATTCGCTTGACGAATTGCAAACTGATTTAAAGTATTTAGAAATTCCAAGCCACCAAGCAACAGACATCCTACTTGTTCAATATATAAATTCAAGCAATGTTGAAATAACACTTGGAGCCAACGCATTCTTTATTGATTATGAGGGGATGCCATTACGTGTTGCACCTGTTGACACATGGCCAACAATTAGAAAGAAAGGTTTTAACAATATGACCTTCACAGTTGTTGAAGGCTTTGGCGCTACATCTGCCAGTGTTCCTGATGCAATCATCAACGCTGTGGCTTTGCTTGTTGGGCATCAATACAAGAACAGGGAATCAGTTGTGGTGGGTACAATCGCTGCAACCTTGCCAATGGGTGTCACTGCATTCTTAGACAAATACAGAGTTGTTTACCGCAATGATTATGGGTATCAGGTTGCAGGTGTCAGCCAATGATACCAGCGGGGCAATTGAACAAGCGCATTGAGATTCAGCGCAGGGTTTCAACTCAGGATAACATGGGCCAAGAAACAGAATCTTGGACTGTTCTGGCTAGTCGCAAATCATCAATCAGGATGACAGCGGGCGGCGAGACTGTAAGCACCACGGGTGAAATTGCGACCAATATGTTTGATATAAAAGTCAGATATGATTCAGGCACAAAGCAAGCGAACACAGCCGATAGAGTTGTGAATACTGAAAACCAAGATGTTTATGATATTGTCAGCGTCGATAATGTCATGGGTTTAAATACAGACATTACTTTGAAATGCCTATACAGAAGTCGAGGCGTGACGCATTCATGAAGGTTGAGGGTTTAGCAGAAACTCAAATGATGTTAGAGGCGCTGGCTGGCAAACTTGGCTGGCGGGCAATGTCACAAGCCTTGGCGGTATCTGGCCGCAAAATGAGAGCGGCGGCGAAGAACAATGCACCAGTTGGATCAGTTGACCACAGAACATATAGAGGCAACCTAGTTGCGCCCGGATTCACCAAGCGATCAATCACCTTGGTTAGATTTCCAAGGAAAAACAACAACACTGCACTTGTTGCGGTTGGTGTTAAAAAGTCAGCCTATTATGCGGTTCAGTTTGTTGAGCAAGGACACAAGACAAAAAACGGCGGCAGGGTTGCACCTAGACCTTGGTTGAAGAAATCATATGATCAAACGGTTGGTGCTGTTCCTGCTTCATTCACCAGCGCACTACGCGAAAGAGTATTGAAGGCGACCCAATGAGATTAGACCAACTTTATCAGTTCATCACAGCGAACATGACCACCAAGGTTTTTCCCATCATAGTTCCTGTTGACTATACTGATGACGCTATAATATATAACCTAGATTCTGTTGAATACGATGATTCAATGGATGGTGAAACGAATTTCTATCAA